TTAAGCTGCTATACCTGACACTTCATCCGGCTTCGTGTACAGCATCATGTCTGTATATTTAGCTTGATAGTTTACGCTTGCACTAAACTCCACTTTCCTGCATTCCTTGAACGGGCTGCCAACAAATGGATTTCGGTCCATCCAGTCGCACAGTTCTAAAATAGAAGACTTGTTCGAGGTGAAGTACACGAACGAATGCCCTTTCAGCACGGTTAGTACATCCAGATAGTCGGCCAGACGCCAGTACATCTTGTAAGTTCCCACTTCAGTGGAAAGGTATGGCGGATCAACCAGAAATACCACACCCGGAACATCCTTGTAACATTTGAACACTTCCTTGTAATCTTTGCAGGTAACCATAATCCCTTCCAGGTAATCTTCCGCTTTGGAATAATCAGCCCGCCGAATTCTATTGTAGATGGCTTCTTTCTTCATTTCTTCCAAACTGGCCACATACTTCATGGCGAACAACAAGGAGGCTGAAATCGTGATATAATCCACGTAGCCGTGCTCTTTTTCCTCCCTCTCAATACGGGCAAACATTTTATCGCGAACCTCCCCGGTTATACGTTTATTTTTGGGTTCTCCTTCAGCTATCCGGCGCAAATCGGATAACAGCACATTGGTGGCCGGAATATTCGCAAGCCGGCAGCGGTAGTTGTCGAAGTCGTTATACACAACGGTGGCATCAGGCCTGACACATTTGGTAATATGTGACAGCAGGCCCGAGCCGCCAAACAGGTCCACAAACACGGTGCTGTCCGGAAACTGTCCCAGCACCTTGATAAATTCCTTCGCAAACATGCGTTTCTGCCCCACAAAAGGAAGCGGAGCGGACGAATACATCTTTCTCATTTCATTCTGCCTTAAAAACGGCCGCAAAGGTCCCCAAAATAAACGAAAAACAGCGGGAAACATAAACGGTTCCCGCTGCAAGACATATACAGCAAACTACACGTTCAGCCCGAAACGGACCGTCTCGTCACCGGCAAGCAGTGCGCGGGTACCCGGGATATTGTTCTCGTAGATATGTACATTTCCCAGAAAGAGGGTGATCGACTTCAGGGGAAGTTCTATCTGCCGTGCCATCAGGTACAGGTGGTAAATATCGGAAGGCAGCCCGAGGTTCGCGTCGCTGCTGCGCTGGTAGGCAGACAGAACCAGTTCCCCGTCATCCAGCTGGAACTGTACCAAACTCAAGCAGGGTGCCTGATTACTTTCGGCACCAGTCTCACCCAGAAAAAGCACATAGTTCTTGCTGTTGCGCTTCTCCCGGTTGATTTTCGCTATCAATGGCGGCAGCTTCTCGAAATAGGTAGGATAACTGTTCACCAGGATGGAACCGCAATAATCCCACCAATTGATGCCGGCCTCCCGGTACTTCTCCACGTTACGTTCCCCCTGCATGAACAGCTGTAACTCGCTACGAAGTTTCTTGCGGGCGATATTATGCCCCTCGAATATGTCAAGCAGGTCCGCCGGTGTCAGCGACAACTGTTCATTCAGAAGGTATTGTATATTTCCCTTCTTGTTGGTCTGTGTCTTTCCCGCGACAAGAATCTTGTCCAGGATACGGTAATACTTATTCATAGCCATTTCCTCCTTCTAATATTAAAACACCCTAAAGATAGGGGAAAACGGCGCTCCAAACGGTAGAAGACAACTCATTCACACTGCAAGCGTCTTGCAGTCACTTTGAAACCGTTTCACCAGGGCGTAAACCTTACGCTCGCTCACCGAATACTTCTCGGACAGTACGGCCACGGCATACGAGACTTTCTCACCATGATCCAGCAGGCGGGTATAATCCGCATACAGATCGATATACCGGGCATCTTCCAGACGGATGCCGACCGCCTGGAGCCTTTTCAGCAGCTCTCGGTTAAAGTTTAATATCTCAATCACTTTCATACAACAAAAAAATTATATCTTTGCATCGCCAATCATTTTTTAAACAACAAAAAAACGTCAAACCGTGACAGAGGGCATTTGCCCCCGGTCGCGCGGTTTGGCGTTTCATGTTTTAAAAGTGATTGGCGTTACTTTTTAACAGGCCGGGGGCTTTTTCTTATCCTCCCCCGAAGGATTTATTCCACCCGGTACTTCTCCGGATCAAAAGCATCTTTCTTTTTCCAGCCGTCAGCCAGCGTATTCTGGATGTGCCTCATGGCTTTCGTATAGAAGTCCGTCAGCTCCTCCAGTTTTTCAAACGTCCGGTACCGGGGTTCGTCATCCGTCCCGAATTTGAACGTTACCGGAAGTGTGACACCACCGGTCTGTACAGCCAAGTCATGGGCCGTCTTATAGTTGAACTGGTTCTCGCTTGACAGCCACACCGGCATGCCATCGTAAACAAAACCGCAAAGAATAGCTTCGTTTATCCTTTCGTTATACCAACCAAGCACAACGGATCTTATTACCCGGTGGAAAATATAAAGTCGCTTGACCCACTATTATAAAAGTCACCTGACCCACCTTTATAACCGAAACTGATCCACTTTGATTATAATAAAAACTGACCCTACAGAATATACCATATTTCAGTCTTGTTTTTGTACTTTAAAAAGCATTTTAACCCGGTATTATTAACCGAATAAAAATTTAAAGAATGAAAATAAGAATCAAGCACATACTGCGGTGTTACCAGTCAGGAATGAGTATCCGTAGTATCAGTTCTTCTCTTCAGATTTCACGTAATACTGTAAAACGGTATGTCCGTATATACGAAGATATGGGTATAGAGCTGGAACGCCTGTTGAAAATGGACGAGCATCATTTGTATGAACTTTTCAGTACTGAGACAGACAACGAATCAGCAGGATCTGCAGAGTATATGTATCTTCAAGAACATATACCAGAGTACATTAAACGACTTAAATCCCGTGGAACAACAAGAAGGTCCTTGTATGAGGAGTATCTGAAAAACCGTCCCCAAGGTTACAGTTACTGTTCATTTTGCTTATATATCAGACGTGAGAAGGAAGTAAAAATACCTGTTGGACGCATAGATCATATAGCGGGTGATCAGATGTATGTGGATTTTGCCGGTGACAAACTCTATATTTCAGACAGTACTACAGGGAATAAGATTCCCGTAGAAGTCTTTGCTGCGATACTTCCTTGCAGCCAGATTACTTATTACGAGGCTGTACCATCGCAAAAGAAAGAATATCTTATCCAGGCATGTGAAAATGCTTTCCATTATTTTGGAGGTGTCCCCAATGCCATAGTTCCCGACAACCTCAAATCTGCCGTAACAAAGCCCAGTGGAATAGAGCCTGTAATAAATGATGACTTTGCTGCATTTGCAGACCATTACGGATGTGTTGTCTTTCCGGCAAGAGTTCGCAAACCCAAAGACAAGGCTTTGGTTGAAAATGCCGTAAGACTGCTTTACAGGGAGGTCTATTCAAAGATGACAGGATTGAAATTCAATGATCTTGAAGCCTTGAACATAGAAATAATGAAACATACGGATGCATTAAACAGCCGAAAGATGTACAACCGCAGCTACAGCCGTAAGGAGCGTTTCCTAGAGGTAGAGAAAGACAGGCTGCATACATTACCGACTACAAGATTTATATCAAAAAGCCGGAAAACGGCAACTGTCATGAGAAACAGTTATGTATCGCTTAACAATCACTATTACAGTGTCCCTAAAGAGTATATCGGCGATACTGTAGAATTACTGTATGATGGGGACACAGTGGAGATATATCATAAATTCAGACATATAACGACACACCGCAGAGATGATACTCCTTTTACATATTCAGAAAAACCTTCCCATAAACTTCCCGGAGTACTACATGAATACAGAATCAGAATGGATGATGTATACCGAAAGGCACGTGAAATCGATCCGGTAGTGGAAGAGTATATAAAGCTAGTGGCTGTTGCCAAAAAATATCCCGTTCAGGCCGTACGTTCAGCTGATGGTATATTATGTCTTGTGGAACGTTTCGGACACGACAGAGTGGTTCTTGCATGCCAGATAGCAATGGAATCATGCATGTTCGGATTCAACGAACTTGAAAGTCTTCTGGTAAACAGGGAAGATGAAAAGTATCATGTACAAATGGAAGGGCTGGCTCCCGAACTTACCACTAAACACAGAAATCTCAGAGGTAAGGATTATTTTAACTCTAAAAACATAGAAAAAAATGACAAGTAATAATAAAACAAACAGAACTGTCGGAAAAAATATGGACAGAATAATGGAGTTACTCTCTAAATTACGTTTTTACGGTATGCTTGAAACATACAGAAATGACTGCAGGACAACATCCTCTGATGGTATGACAAACGATGAGTTCCTGAAATGGCTTCTTGAAAGCGAGTATGATTACAGACGTAATGTAAGCATTGAACGACTGATAAGGTCTGCAAACTTCAGATATAAGGCATATATGGAGAAAATAGACTATACAATAAAACGGAACCTTGACCGAAACCAGCTCGAGAGACTTGCTTCTCTTGATTTTATAAGAGACGGACAGAATATTTTTATCACAGGAAGCTCCGGAACAGGCAAAAGCTATATAGCTTCAGCAATAGGATATGAAGCATGCAAAAATGGAGTCAGGACCTTATACTCTAATGCGTCAAAGCTTATGGGACAGCTTAAACTTGCCAAAAACAAGGGGACTATTGACGCAGAGATGAAAAAAATTGAAAAGTGTTCACTTCTTATTCTTGACGATCTGTTTCTTATAGGACTGGATGCCAAGGAAAGGTCAATCCTTATGGAAATAATAGAAGACAGACACGGATTAAAATCAATCATAATAACATCACAACTTCCTGTTGAAAGTTGGTATGATGCAATTGGTGATCCTACGGTAGCTGATGCAATCCTGGACAGAATTGTACATACTGCACACAAAATTGAACTTACGGGAGATTCTGTAAGAAAGATTAATGCTAAAAAGAAGTAGTATCTACTGTAAAGAATTATAATTGAAACTGACCCGGGTTAAAATGCATTTTTCTCTACTTGGTTCTAATATATTTTTGATGGGTCAATTGGGAGTATAATAGTGGGTCAAGCGACTTTATATTTTCCACAATGTCATCAAATCATTTTTCATGGCTACTTGTATTTTGAGGATTACCACCTACTTTGGATCCACCGCGCTCAATGGCGAGCTTACGAATGGAACGGGCCAGTTTGCTGTTCTTACGGAAGGCAAGCGCATGACTCACCATCACGTTTGTACAGCCCATCAGTTCGGCAATTTTATTCACCTCACCGTATTCTACAACTATTCGTTCTTTCATACTATCTAATATTTAAATTATCGTAGTGGGCAGTCGCGGATTCGAACCGCGGACCATAACCTCTCCATTATAGGAGTTTAGTTTGTTCTACCAGCTGAACTAACTGCCCGAGAAAATTATTAAAGCTCCTTTATCGCATCCTCCGGAACACATATTACAGTCCAAACCTGACCATTTTTCATATAATCGATATTATATTCCCGCACGAACGTACAAATGTTATAATCCCAGTCACGAACTATACCATCAATGATCTCACCATTTCTCTTGGTGATTCTCACACTTTGTCCCTTTTTAAATTTTACTTCCATTTTGCTTCTTTTTAAATTCTCATTGTTACCTCAAGCCTTTTTTGTAGCTTTGGGGCGTGTTTAAACTTTAATCACGTGGCAAATATAGTCTAAGTTTCTTAGACAACAAAGTATTAATCCAAATAATTTAGATTTATGAGCGTTTTTTCTAAGAATCTTAGATATCTAAGGGAGAGTAGGGGACTTAAATTAGATGAATTTGAGTTTCTGGGCATCAAAAAAGGTACAATGTCAAACTATGAACTGGGTAATACAGAACCTAAATTGAGTTTGTTATGTGAAATATCTAAGTTTTTTAGAATATCAATCGACGACTTTCTTTTAAAAGATATAGAAGCCGAAAAAATTACACCAGTAGTAACGGAAACAGCTCCTCCAGAAACAGCTAACAATAATTTTAGGGAGCTTCTGGATGTTTTAAGGGAAAAAGACTCCACCATTCGAGAAATGGCAGAGGAAATAGGGATGCTCAAACAGACAATTACACAACTTAAACAGGACAAGTCGGGGCGTGTTTCGGATGCAAGCGATTCTACGGTTGCCAATGCCATCTAA